ATGTTATTTCCTACAGAATTTTCGTCATTTTTTGACACGAGTCATGCAACGCAAAAAAAATACGTAGCAAAAATGAACATAAAATTCGCACCTAGAACTGACTATACCAACAAAGAGAATGAGAATTTATTATATCTATACATCACTTCTCAAGGTCAAAAGAAAACAATTTCACTTGATTTATTTGTACCGTTGCAACTTTGGGACAAAAAGAAGCAAAGAATTGCTACGAGGAATATTTCTCCGGAGCATTCAGATCTAAATTTAATATTAGATAATATACAGCGTAAGATTACTGAGATAAAAGTCATTTATCGATTAAACGAGCAACCATTAACGATGGAGAGATTTATTGAAGAGTTTAAATCAAATTTTTCTCGTGTCGATTTTATTGCATTTGCAGAGGAAATTTGCAACAGAGAAGATGGCGTCGTGGCAAAACGAACAAATCAGAAGAGAAGATCTGTTATAGAAAAAATTAAACTTTATAGAAATTGTGTGTTATTTTCAGATTTAACACTTGAATGGATTGAAGGATATAAGAAGTTTTGGATGAACTCGAAGGTTATTGATGGGAAAAAAGTCAAAGGAAATAATCTCTCAACTATAGGTTCTGATATTAAATGCATGAAAAAGTGGTTAAAAATTGCAAAAAATTATGGGATAAGAATTAATGTAAATCTTGACGAGATTAAAGTCTACAGAACCAGAAGCACGCGAGAATATTTAAATAAAGAAGAACTAAAAAAAATATACGAATATTATTTTTCTTCATTTATAACACCTCGATATCAATTAACATTAGGCTATTTCTTATTTGGTTGTGTCACAAGTTTAAGAATTTCCGATATCAAACAATTGAAGCGAGAAGATATATTATCGGATAGGAGAGAATTGAAATACAAAGTAACCAAAACAAAAAAGCATTTACTGACTAAGTTAAATGAATCTGCAGTAAAGATTACAGAACATTCAGACTTTCTATTTGAGCTTTGGAAATCTGAACAAAAAATAAACAAAGATTTGAAAGATATAATGTCTATGTTAGGCATTGACAAACGTATTACCTTCCATTGTTCTCGTCATACTTTCGCTACAAACTATCTTCGTTTAGATGGAAATGTTCAGACATTACAAAAGATATTAGGACACTCAAGTATAAATGAAACGATGATTTATGTTCATATTGTTGATCAAGAAAAAGAGGAAAGTATATATATTATGGATAAATTATTTCAATAAAAGTTCAACAGTTCAACATTCTAGAATTTTGTTTGACTATCAAAACTTTAGAATGTTGAACTTTACACTTTCCTTTAAAAAAATGCGTTAAACTTGTTGAACCGCAGGTCTAATTGATAGAGTTGTAAGCTCGTATTCGTCGGTATTAGGCTCTACACGCGTCGTACTCATCTCTTTTATGAAATGATAATTGTTATAAGCGTAAATCTTACTATTGACATTAAACGAAGGAATTTCATTGATATGTGCTTTAAAATTCCATTTAAAAATAACACTATTAATGATCATTCTAAACCATCTCGTGTAATAATCTTCAATAATTTTTGAAATTCGAAAGTTATCATTTGGTAAAGTGGTATTATCACCATCAGAGCCATCATAAATAGCAATACAAATTCGCGTTTCATCTTTCACAATCAAACTTCCGGTTGTAATACCATTTATTGTTTCATGCGGTAATGGAGTCCCTTTTATTTCTATTTCTTGCGTGTTATCATTAGTCAAATATCCTGTTAATTTTGATCCGTTATAATCGTAATAAATACTTTCTGCTGGAAAGTTTTTATTTTCATTTTCTGGATATTTAACCAGGAAAGATTGATCTGCATTTAATGTTCTACTTGGTTGACGAACAGAGAACTTTCTTAAATCAATAGCATTTGTTGGAAGAACTTCTTTTTCCTTCAAATCCATGTGTATCTCATTTTGATTCTTTAAATCAAATGAATAATTCTTTTGCGTCATTAAATAAGTGATCAGATCTCCAAAAGAGCAATCCGGAACATGCTTTCTTAAATCGATTTTATTTGAATCTGAAGAATAAATAATAGGCACTCCATTTTCATCATAAAGCTCAATTGGTAAAACTTGAATTTCAGTCTTGACAGAGTCTCGATGATAATCTTTACAATAAATTCGAAGTTTTGAACCCGTTTTTTTTGTTGTAAATGAGAAATCTAAATTATAAGAATTTCGACCTGTATTTTTCCAAATTAAGACATCATCTAAGTAAATTTCTGCATACACATCTAAGTGTTTTCGCCCCCAATTGTGAATAACACCTCGAAGTCTATACTTTCCGTATTTCAAAATCTCCTGTTCAGATTTCCATTCTCCATATTGCCATCCTTTACCTACTCTACGTCTAAATCCTAAACGAGAATAAGCTTCTAATCCTATATTCCAATCAATAGTTCCTGGACGATCATCAATTTCGATATTACCTGGAGGAATTACAACCGCTTGCGAAAAATCTTCGTCATTTAAAATATCTCCTCTTAACACACAGTTACCAGCTTTTACACCTGCTTTTACAAGATGTAGTAAATAAGGCATAGGACGCATAATATTGTAATTTGACACGACGTTATTTTCCGTATCAATTTCATTTTCTTTGAAAATACCATCAACGCGTTTATTATAAGTTCCTTCGAAAAACTCCCAAACTGCATTCGTTTTATCGTAATATGGCGCATGAATCATAGGGAAATTATAATTAACAGCAGGATATTTCTGTGTAATAACACTTTCAGCATGTGCACGAATATTTGGCACATCTATATTTTCGAGTTCTAAGTCCGATAGCTTTGTTTCCCAACTTGGAAATTGCTCCATTCCAGATTCAATTGTTACGCGTAAAAACTCCTCTTCGATATCTGTGATATCAAGTTTTGCATTGCTTATATTTCCACTAAGATGCAATAATCCTTCAAATTGGTTTGGATACTCTATTTCAGAGTAATAACGATAATTTTCGAAATAATTTTCGATTGCGATATCGATAGGAAAACTAATTACTGAAAATAAAGAACCGCTAAACCAACTGTTTTGATGTTGGAAGGAAACTTTATAATTTGAAAGATCCTGGTTAAATTCAGAACAAGTAAAAACTATCATTTGTTTTATTATTTAGTTCAAATTCAAGTTGACGATCAACAAGATTATTTTTTGAAGTTTGATTATTTAACTTCGAACTGATAGGGCGTGCTTCGTAAGTAAAGCCATTAATCACTAAAAATACTTTCTTAGACATCATAATTTCATCCAGAACTCTTACATTTTCTAATGGTATATAACCGCTGCTAATTTTGAATTTTTGAGTTTTTCCTGTATGTAATGTATTTGTGTTTTCAACCCATTTTGAAAAACTATTCGTTGTTACACGATCATAATCAGTATCAATTGTAAACTCACCTGTTAACTCAAAAGAATCGAGTAAATTCCATTGATTCACATAAAAAACATTGATTGAATTAATACCTTCCTCTTCAACTTGATAATACAATTTCTGATTGTTGAATGAAAGTTCTAGTAAATCATATTCTTTGAGATTTTCTATATCTGAAGCTTTTATAATTCCTCCAAAAATTCGGACATCTGGACTTTGTGGTATTTCATCTTCATCCGTTGTATTTGGCAAATCAATAATCTGATCATTTAGTTTTAACACTAAATTCCCTCCATCATATTTGACAAAATTGAATGATATCAAACTGTTTTTTGTGATACGAGTGACTTGACTTTCTCGATGCGTCAATAATACGTTTTCAGTCCAAAACACAGGTCGTCGACCTTTGATGTAATATTGTGTAGGAATAACATACGAATTCTTCACTTCTAGAGTAGAAAAATCAATCTCAGATACTTCAAAATATATTGAAGCAAATTGGTATTGAGGAAATACTCCAGATGATTTATTCAGCTCCGAAAAACGCTCGTTTGGAGAGGATTCGTAATGCTTAAACATTTCGTGGATGAGTTGACCAGGATCAAATTCAACTTTTGATTCAAAGAAAAAATAATCTAATTCGCGATCATCTATTTTTGTTTCTTTTCCATCAAAAGAATAAAATTTCAGATCTAATTTTATACGCAAAAAAGTAGTTTCTTCTTGTATAGCTTTAACCATTTCTAAAATTTCCGAATCTTGCGTAAAATGATATGCTCGATGATAATTTGAATTGTAAAGCCCTTGCAAATCGTATTTTACAACTGTTTTTATTACTGAAGCTCCAGAAGTAAAAGTAACTTCTCCACTATAAGCTCCTGGAGAAAGATTCTTCGATTCAATAGGTTTAACTGTAAAAGTTTTAAAGCTATTATCTGAAGAAATTAAATCAACTTTCAGAAAGTCTGGAGCTAAAACTTCAACATTATTATTTGGATCAAAAACAAAAATATTTTGCCAGTCCGGTTCAGTAATTCCTTTCGTACCAGAAAAGTAAAAATCTGTTGGAAAAACTTCTAAATTATTGGTGTTTGTAACGATTAATTTTGTCGGTAAAGATCCATAATTATAGCTTCCATTTTTGAATTGTAACAAATACTCATAAATACCATTAGGTAATGTTCTTGCACTTGCATTAGTTGTCAAAACAACAGTTCCATTTGCTACAACTGTATAAGGTAATGGAGATCCATTTGCCAAAAACTTATCAGAACCACTAATTGTAAATGCATTTGGAGTAGTAAATTCTAAGCTCTGAGTTGGATTTGCTGCGTTATTTTTTTCTAGATGTAAAAAAGCAGAATTTGGAGTTACTGAAAACCCAGAAATTCCCGCACTAACAGATAAAAAAACTTGAAAAGAACCAAAATCATAATAAGGTGTAGGATATTGAAGGTTATCAGATGACTCACCTTCAAACTGAATAGTCACATAAGCACTGTAATTTCCATCTGGAATTACAACGTTATGATTATGTTTAATCTGAAAGTTCAATGGATATCCGAATTTTTCAATTCCGTTGATATCTTCATCTGAATTTTCAAATATTTTCAACCAATTATCTTGTGATTGATTATAATTAACTCTAACTGTATAACGAGGATTATTTAGAATTTCGGTTAAATTAGGAGTACATCTAACATTTTTTGAAGCTAATTCAACTCCAGAGTAATAAAAATTAAGAGATGTTGGATTAAATGTCATCATGATTTTTTCGATTTATTCATTAGTGATTTATATTTCTCAATATCTTCAGAAAGCTGTTTTGCGCCTTCCATTGTTCGAGAAAGCTTCACGCCTTCAATAATTAATTTTGCAAGCAATTCGTTTCCATTTTCGACATAATTAATTAATAATTGAATTAAATTATTATCAATTGAAGTGATTGGAACAGGAACAGAACTCACTTCTTTTACTTCGCCTCCTGTAGCGTATTTAGTTGGATAATCAATAAGAGATGGAGATCTTCCTAGACGTTTAGCCTCGATGAATTCCTCCATTTTTGCAACAACAGGATCTGCTCGCAACCATTCCGGAACAACATATTCATTTGCATGGACAGTTCCTGCTACTTCTTCTCCTGTTTCATCCGTATAACCTAAACCGATAGTTGGTCCTCCTGTGTTGTAAAAACTTGATTTTTGAGGTTTATTTGCCATCATAATTGCTAACTGTGCTAATCCCATAGCTCCGGTTATTCCTGCAAGAATATACGAATACGGAGGAGGAGAAGAAGCTAAAGCCGCTGTAATCCCTAAAGCGGTATTCATTTGACCAGAAACAAGATTCATTTTCCAATCAGCCATCGCTTTTTTGTACTCAATTTCTGCACGTTTCGCTGCTAAAGCTTCATCCAAAGCCTCTACTTGCGCATTGTAACTAGCTTGAGAGATAACACCTTCATCCAATTGTTTTTGTAAAGACTTTTTTCGAGCTTCATTGGATTGTTCATATTTTTTTAGATTACGATCAAGAGCTTTATTTTGAGATTCTGATAGCATACTCCAAGCAGTCATAGCGGTTTGCAATGCCATCTCAACTAATTTTATTTTAGCAGCAAATTTTTCTACCTCAGTTCCAGCGGTATCTAATTGCTCAAAAGCCTGATGCCAATCTTCTGCAGAAAACGCTAATAAATTAATACCAGAACGCAATTGAGATTTAGCATTCTCTTCTTTTGCTGCTTTTTTATCAGCGTCATCTGTTTTATTCCCAGTTAGCATTGCATCTATTTCAGAAATTGCAACACCTGCAGCTTTAAGATTTTCAATTAATTTGTCACGATCTTCATCGTTTAAAATATTTATTAAACCATTTTCTCTATTAAATGTATCTGCTTTTAATAGAGATTGCATTTCTTCTTGCTCTTGTTTGAAAACCGTTAGTTTAGCTTCTAATTCTTCTTTTGCTTGAGCTTTTTGGAGTTCTTGTTTTGCATCACCAATCGTTTTGATATGGTTTAATTCAGTAACACCATATTTTTCCGATAATATTTTTTTAGCATCTTCAACCGAAGTAACAGAAGCCATTTCATTATTGTGAAGAATTTGTAATGCTGTAAAAATATCATCATTCGTTTTTTGACGAGATTCAAGATCTTTAATTCTATACTTACTATAAATCGTTAACTGTTCAGCTGTTGATTTTTCATTTAACGCTTTAATTGTAGCATTTTTATAACCTACTAATTCAATTTGTTTTTCTGCTAAATCACGGTATTTTTTGGCATCTGCTAAGTATTGACCTTTATCTTCATCTTTTCCTGCATTACTCGCAGCCTTTTCTAATGTTTTAGCCTTTTTTACATAATCTTCACGAAGTTTTGTCAGTTGAGCAATTTCTTCGTTAACTGCAAAAATCTTTTTTTCTGAATTTAGTTTTTGTTGATCTAATTCTTTTTCTAAACCAGCTTTTAATAAATCAATATCATCTTGTTTTTCATTAAAAACAGCTTCTTTTATTTTCTTTGCAAACGCCTCTTGTTCTTTAATTAAGGCATCATGTAAGGATTTTGTTTCACGAATTCGTTCGTCTTTTATTCGTTTCGCTATATTTTCAGCTTCTCTCTGTGCTTGTTTACGAGCGTCTGCAGCTTCTTTGGCTTGACGTTTTATTTCATCTGCACGCCCCGAATCTGCATTTGAAGTTTGTTGAGATTTTTGTCCATCAGCAATTATTTTCTGAAAACTTGATAATTGACTCGACAAGAAGTCGTTTGCTTGTTTTTGTAAAGGAGTTAATGATGTTTTGTTTAATCGATTTTGCATGTTCAAAACATTATCAGCGGCTCTCTGTAACTCATCTGCTAAGTTGCTTGATTCTTTTTGTAACATTAAAACTGAAGCAACTTGATTCCTTAGATCTAACCATTCATCAGATTTAAGATTGCTGAAATTATTATCAATTTCTTTTATAAGCCATTTTGCCTGTTCAAGAGGCTCTTTAGTAGATATTTCTGGTGTAAATTTAATATTTCCTTTAGCCATTAAAACAGACAAACTTTGCTCCATTGCAGTTGTTGATCGAATTAATTTAGCTTCTACATCTCCTGCTTTTTTTGAAATTTCGTCAAAAATATCTTGTTCTTGTTGAATAGCATAACGCTTCATTAATGAATCTGAAACACCATCGATTGCTTTTTTCAACTCATCATTAGAAGCAGTTTCGGTATTTATTCCTTCAAAAATATTGGGATAAATCTGTTCTAATTCATTTAATATTTCATTTCGACGTTCTGCAGTTGTATTTCCTCTGAATAATTCGTTCTCCAACATTTTAACCGCAGTAGCTTCATTTAATATATCATCAGCAGGAGTAGCTTCTTTTATCCCAAACAAAGCTGCAGTAAATTCAACAGCTGCTAATTTCATTTCTGCCATCATTTCAGCATAAGTAGAACCAGCACCCGTTAATTGTTCAAATAATACTGCAGACTTTTCGTTCGCTTCTAATTCAAGATCTTTTATTCGGTTGTATTCCTGTTGAGTTTTTGTCAATTTAGAAATACCATCATTCATCTTGTATAAATTCGAGATATATTTGAAGCCGGCATCTTCTCCTGGTCCTCCAAAAATATCTGCTAATGCTTGTCCGGTAACAGTTGATTTATTTCCAAGCTTGTCCATTTCTTTAGAAACCAAAAGCATTGCATCCATGTAAGACATTTGACCATTCTTGATTTTATCAAGCATGTCATTTACATCAATACCTAAGTTGGTAATAGCATCACGAGTTGCAGGAGTCATTTCGCGAATACGAAGCAATCCTTCTTTAACTGCATCAATAGCCTTATCGTTGTAAACGCCATCGACAACACCGGACTTAATTATGTTGACAAGATCCTTAGCTTCTCCACCAGCTTCTTTAATAAATGGAGCATATTCTTTCACTTGCTCCAACATGTCTCCAGAAGCGTCAGCACCTTCTTTGAAACCACGTTTTAATTCTTCTAAAGCCTCTCCGTAAGTAATACTCATTGTTTTCGACATATTATTTGCCGAAATCATGATTTCTTTTTCGTCTTTTTTATACGTTTGAGCAATTGCAGATGTACCTGTTGTAGCTGCACTCAACTGAGAACCATCTAAGCCTGTAATTGAAGCCAATTCTTTTTTCAATTCGCGTGTACGCTCAACGTTTTCTAAAAGTAATCGAGACAGTTCAAGAACTTTATCAATAGAAAATGCAGCAACAATACCTGCTCCAACACCTTTTAATGTATCTAGTAAAAGTTTTGTTGATTTACTTGAATTATCGACTGAACGAGAGTACTTATCAGTTGCAGTATTTGCACCGTAAATAGATTTTTTTACATTATCGTATTCCTTAGAAGTTTCGGTTAATTGTTTCTGAAGTTCTGCTTGTTTTTTCTTGAAATTTGGATCTGAAGCATTCAAATCTCGAAGCTCTTTTCTTACAATACCAATTTCTTTTCCAAGACCAGAAAGTGTGTGTTCCACCTCTTTACCATTGATACGAATGGTAAGCATAGTCGTATTACTCATTTTCAACAGTTTTTACAAGTGCAACAATTTTTTTACTGTATTGTTCCGGAATTACATCTGACAAATAAGGAATAACACCACTTGATTTTATTGCTTTTCCAACAAAATCTTTACGCTTAAGAGCCATACGACTTCCTTTACGTTGAAATGTTTTTTGTTTTTTAGAAAGAACAGTGTGTGATTTTTTGTACGATTCGCCTCCGAAATTTTGATAAAAACCATGAACTCCCATGTGAATAGCTAATCCCAATAGGCGCATTTTTTTCGTTTCCTTATCTCGGAATCTTCGAACATATACTTTAGAATGTTTTAGAGGAGTTAAGCGTTTTCCTGCTTTACTGAATCTTTCTTTCGGATCATCACTAAGTTCTAAACCAGAAGATTCAATTTCGGAAATCAACGCTTGTTGCAACATAGATGCCGCTTGCTTTCCGATTTGAGTTTCTGTCAATTCTGCCATAAAAACTATTTTTATGCAAAATCGAATGAATGCTTATCTTTAGAAAGGACACAAAAAAAGCAAGGGGTAAACCTCGCTTATTGATAATGTTTTGTTTGTTTTGTACATGCACATTTCTCGCATTTGTACACATCGTAATCGATATCCCAAGCAACAAATCTCCACTTATGTTCATTTGCTTTGCAATAGCCATTCTTTGGTATTTCTACAGAAATAACTTTGTTTTCCTTAGGTTTTTTACGAAAACCATAAACTAAACAAATACAGAATAAGATTAAAAAAGCTGTCATCATAATTTTTTATTTCAAATTACGAGGACAGCTTTAATACTGAAAGGACACAAAAACTCAATTATATGAAATAAGCAGTTTTGAAACTGCTTATTCTTCTATTTCTAATTCTTCCTCTACAGGTGTGTTCAAAATGTCTTCGAACAGTTGAACGACATCCTCTACAGTAAGAGGAGAATCATTCAAAGAACTTTCTTCGACTTCGAGCAAAGCTCCGGTTGATAAAACAAACACCATAATTAATTTATTTTTTCAAAGTAATAATAAAAAACAAAATCATCATAAGTAATAACATCTTTTTCTCGCAATGGATTTCCTTCAGCATCTGTTTTACCTTCTATTTCGCGGTAAACAACTTCTTGTTTTTGCTCGTATTTTGGCTCCATACCCAATTCGTCTAAAATCTTTTTGATATCAAACGTGTCAAAACTATTTGCAGGAAATATCGTGTTCAGTTGAGTTTTGATATCGTACAAAGTATATTTAATTTCTGATACTCCTGGTTCTCCTGGATAATAATGTTCTGAAATCAATTTTTTTATATCATCTAAGTAATACATAGTGTTGCTGATTATGTTATAAAAATACGCGAATTAGTTGATTTCTAAAACAGCAATTACTTGTGCTACTGTATTTTCTACTAATACATCACCTGTTGTAGTTGTAGATAAAGGACAAAGTTTTTTCATGATTATGCAGTTTTTAAGTTGAATACTAAGATTAATTTTTTCCATTCTTTGATGACTTTTTTTGCCATGTTATCCAATGCTTCATCGTTTGGATCATCACAATATTCTAAGCTATATTTAGCCAAAACATCGTGCATTTTTTTCTCGAGTTTATCATCTATCGTGTAGTAATTAACACCGATAAGCCAAACAGCAGTTGGGAATGATTGAAATAATACGTAGTTCGTAATCTTTGAGAAATGTTGTGCTACAATGCAATCTCGCACTGTATTGCGCAGCATCATTTTTTGTACCTCTTTTGGGAAGTGAACGAAGTCTTTTTCGTTCGGAATTTCTTGGTTTCGCATAACTAAAAAAATTAAAAAAGCGGTGTTGCGAAACCAAGTCACCTAAGTGAAGATTTTCCGGGCATTACTGTAACCGGACACCGCCTATATTATTATAAAATTTTCTTCTGATTTAAAGTTTCAGATAACTTAGTTTCGCATTGCAAACATAAAAATATTTTTTTGTTTAGCAATACTAAACAAGGATTATTTTTTTAATTGTTCAATTAAAGTCATCATATCTGCAATTCTTTCTTTAGTTTTAGGTAGAACATCATTTATGTCATCAACTCCCTTTTCGCCTTTATAACGAACTTCTTCTCTTCCTGTAATTGTAGAATACTTCTTTAAAAAAGAATATAAATAGTCATCAACTGACACATCAGAAGTTTCTATGACATAACCTCCAGATAAGACATCTCTTTTTGGATTAACGAAATCATACTCAAATTTCTCACCGTCTAAAATAAAATACATTTTGTCTGTAAACAACCAAGATGAACTTCTATAGGTAGTTTTCATTCGAACACAAGCTAGGTCTGTTTTATCATCAATTGATAAATAAGGATAAACTAAACTTCCACCTGTACTAGATGGAGATATAAAAGTTCTTTCTTTAAATTTATCATTATCAACTTCGTATTTTTTTGCTGTTTTTTTATCAAGATTTAATTCACTGAATTTCTTCGATTGAAAACAAATTAAAGTTTTTACAGGTAAAGATTTTACATTTTCTATTTCTTGATCAATCATTTTGATCAACTCTTCATCAGTCGTTTTAGTTTTAAAATCTTCATAATACTTAATAATAATATCCTTTTGAGTTTGATTTCCAATTTCAGTTTTTGCAAACTCTTTTTTAGAAATATTGAAAGTAATTCGAGATACTTTATCAATATTTTGCGATGGAGTAACTTCTTGTGCTAAAGAAAAAGATGCTGCTAAAAATACTGCAGATAATAAATATTTTTTCATGTGTAGTTAATTTCTACAAAAATAGGTAAAATTAAATTTTTGTTATTATGGTTTCCCGTAAAATAAAAATGCGAGCATTTGCCCGCAATTTTGTTTTATATATTAAGTATAAGTTTCCATTGTTTTAGAACTTCTTCAGATAAGACGTCTAATTGTTTTTGAAGATCACCTGTTTTATCAATTGTAATTGAATCTAACACTTTTCTAAGCTCTAAATCAATTGTATCATCGAGTGTATGATAATTAATTCCTAATTGAAAAATTGCATTTGGATAACATTGGAATAAACCAGGTTCCATTACAACAGAAAAGTAATTTTCTAATATACAATTTCTAATAGAGTTTAAAACGATTAATTCTTCAATTGCTGGGTTTTCAGCTAAAATAGTAGTTATATTGTTTTTCATTATTTCCAAAATTCTGGGTTATATTTTAAATTATTTTTAACGTTAAGGTCTACATTGAACTCCATTCCAAATAGACCAGGAAAGTTTTCGTATTGCATTTCATCATATACGACGCTTTCTTTTATAAAGGCATTTTTCATCCACTCTGGCGTTCCATTAATCGAATCGAGATCAATTTTTGCCATGATATTTAAGCCTATCCATTCAGCTCTATCAATTGCTTCTCTTTGTTTGGTCGCATCATCATGTGGTGCTTTTTGCAGTATAGCAAAAGTCAAGGTTTTTTTACTCAAGGTACGCTGTCGATTTTCATTCAAAGCTCCACGATATGCAATTAAAATAAAAAAAGGACCAGGATTAGTCCCTGTAACTTTGTTCTCTACATCTCGATCTGATAGAGGTACAAAAGTTCCAATGTTAGATGTTTGAGCGCACATCTCCTCGCAGTACTGCTCAATTTCTAAAAAATAAGATTTGTTTTTTTCCATTGTTAGGATTTTAGCTGTTCTTTTCGTTTTCTTTCGATGATTATAGTTTCTTGCACCACTTCGAAGAAATCAACAGCATTCGTTTTTTTTACGTCGTGCAAGTTACCTAAAGGAGAACTTTCTCCCATTGCCATAGAAGTAATCATCGGATTAAAACTTTTATATTTTATCGGTTTTCTTTCATTTCCTTTGAATTTAGATTTAATAGAAGGAAATACAATTCTGAATTTAGAAAATAAAGCTTCTCGAGAACCTTTGAAGGCAAACCCTATCGCATATTTTAAATTTTCGTCCATTGTAGGTAAAATAGATCCACGATCGACCAAAGTTTGCCTCGAGAAAACTTCTCGACGATCTTCTAAATTTTCTACTCTACTTTCTGGACGATAAAGAACTGTTACCAATCGATCTAAATCAATTTGCCTTTTTTTCGTCATCCAATCAAAATAAAGATGATCTGCAAATGTTAACTCTTCGATTGTGATATTGGATAAACGATCTGCAGGACCAAAATAGACTTTTCCGTCAAGTTCTACAGCTGGAGGAAATTTTGTTAAGTCCATAGACTTCTCCAGGAACTCGATGTATTGAAATAGATAATCTTGATCATTCTCATCAATTTTCATCAAATGAACTTCATTAATCAAAACATTGAAAGATGCTGCTTTTTCTTCATAACCATCGGAACCTACAGCAATATCGACAAATAAAATTGTCAAAAGCAAAAATTGAAACTCTTCTTTTTCCAATTTTCGATCACTCATATACAACTTTGCAATTTCTCCGATTTGATAGAAATTCAGATCATTCCATTTTTTCGCAATGGTAAAATCGTACTCCATTTTTTTTATAAAGTTAAACAAAGTTTACATTATTAATTAAATAAAAAAGCGAGTTGAATTTATTTTCAACTCGCTTAAGATACTAATAATAACCATTATTAAACTAGAATGCACCTGTAAGAAGACCTAACCTTTGTCAAATGTAAGTAAATAAAGTTTATATTGATGTAAATTATATTATATTTGTCAAGTAGAAGGTTTGTATGAATATTTCATGTTTCATGTGTTAATTTAAAATCCCGCTCGTTTTGAGCGGGATTTTTTTTGTTTCATCAAATAAAAATTCTGATAAAGACATTAGTGTCCCTATCAGAATTAAAATAAACAATAAAAATTAAAAACGTATGAGATTAAAACTTACTCCAACACCCACATAAGGCGTTATTTTATCTTGTGTAAATCCATAACCTGTTTGAAAACCAATTCCTATACGTTTCGGTTTTGGTTTTATTTCAATGATTTTTTCCTGGTAATTTATGATGTCATTTGTTAAATAAATGATAGAATCTTTAGTTTGAATTATCGTGTCCTGGATAACGATTTGAGATTTAAGATTCGAAACAATTTCCTTGCATTTTACCGTATCATAAACAATTTGTTCCTCTTCTTTTTTGAGAACATCCACTTTTACGGAAAGTTTATCTGCAGTTTTTTCTTGCTTTTTGATTTCAGTTTTTACAGAATCAATTTTAGAATAGAGTACAGGTATCTCAATAGTTTGGATTCTGATTTGTTCATCCTTTCGACCAACGAAATAAAAGATTGCAGCCAAAGCCATTAATCCTAATAAATAGAAGATTAAACTTCGATGTTTTGTGATCAGATTTTTCATGCTAAAACTCGTTAATTAGACAATAACTCATTACACTTTGCAAACGCGTTGTATTCATCAACTCCTTATATTTAGGAATATCGTTGACCACTTGACAACCAACAGACCATGCCCCGATATTTGTTTTCTTTATTTTTGAATCTAAATTATAATCTGAAGAGTGAAAATTAATTCCACGATTATACTCAACAGAAGAATTTGAAACATCACCGGACTTTTGATTTTTATTTTTATCTCGAAGTAAATCAATTCCTCCAGTTTGTCTATAAGCGATAACTTTTCCGTTGTGCATGCCACGCGTCCAAACGTTGTAGTACCATTTGTCCGCTACAACAACTGCAACTCCATTTGCATTATATTTCTCAGGATCTAATAATCCCGCTTTTCCAGGATTTGTGGTTCCTGACATTACCATGATGAATTGCTCGCCTTTGAAAAGGTAAAACTTGTCGTCAAATTTATCGAATTCATCTGCTTTGCTTCGAACTCCAAGAATCCAATAATTGTCTGGTATTTTTATGAAACCAGGAAGTTTGCGAACACGAGCCAAAAGCTGTGCATCTGTGTAATTTTTAACCATTTTGATCGGATTTAAAAAAAGATTTAATTTTGAAAACTATTTCGTCATCAACAGAGTTGATGATTTTGTCTAGGAGATGGAATGCCTTTGCTTTTTTTCCATAAATTGTTTCGTGATTTTCGCCTATCGATTGAAATTCTAATAAACCGATATAAAAACTAAAAAAGAGTTTTCCCCACATCAAAGAAATTGAGACTATTGCAGGGAGATCGTAACGAATACACTCTTTCTCGAAGAGATAAGCAAATCCGATAATCAAGGTAAATAAACCAATCTTCTCAGGAATTCTCCATCCTTTACGACTTGAGAAAACAAATCTTTCGCCTTCACGTTTTCGCTCAATTTTATTTGCCCTGATACCTGTTTTTGTGTCCCACAGATTTATCGCCAAAAGAATGATCCAAATAGAAAGTGAGAGCCCAAACACTTCTTTTGGAGTATTATCCCGGATGAATTGAAGTGCACCGGTAACAAATGTTGTGAAACCTGCCGAAATAATATAACATTGCGTATTTGACAGATATTCTGGTAATGATTTCATACACTATAAGTTTTAATAAATCAAACTTATATCGAACTGTATTTTTTAGAAAGGACAACAAAAAAGCCACTCAAATTGAGTGGCTATTCTTATTAAATAGAATACAATTCCCAATCAATGGCATCTTTAATTTGCCAACATTTTGAAATAGCATTCTGTATATGTTTTGTATAATCAAATACAAATTTTTGATATTCCTCAAAAGATTGAAATGTATGATACTTTGATTCTGTTTCGTCTCCTATTTTGATTTTAATAGGTTGAAATTCTAAATCATTTTGATGATTGAATAAAGCAAAATCATAATAGATTTTATAGTTTATTTGATTTTCTGAAGACAACCAAACAATTTCAGAATCCAATTTAAAGCCTTTTAAAATTTCATCCGAACATATATCATTATAATAATTGTTTATCGTGGATTTGATGCTATCAATTGCTTTATCACCCACAACCAAAAAATGTTGATATTTATATCCGTTATCAATTTTGGTTTCATCAAAACGAACTATATAAGTATTTTTAACTTTATTGAAGCACTCAAATAATTGAATGCTTTCAGTACTGTAAGATGTTTTAATTTCCATGATTAAAAAAATGTTTTTATATTATCAAATTCTGAACGAGGTACAACTGTAATATTTCCAATAAATCCTAAACGACAAGTAATCACTTGAGAAGAAGCTCCAGATGCCATTTCTATGTTAAATGCACCAGCGTAATAACCTTGAGAAGAACCAGAAACAATAAAATTATAATCATCCCATAAGTTAATATCGCATAAATCGCAATATCTCGTACTTGAACTAGCTCCTGATGGAATTCCTGCTGGAATTATATCCATATGTGCATTATTTATAACACTTGTAATATATCCAAACATCTTATTTGCATAAATTAATTCACGAGATTCACCATTGTTCATTTTTATTTTTAATCCTTTATTACTTCCTTTAATTATTCCTCCCATCCATTCATAGTCATTTCCATAATAATTCTCATAACCCATACATTTTGTGTTATTAATTTGTACGTAAGTTATTTTACCATCTACTATTTTTTCGTACCACGAACCACTAGTTTTTTTCGCAGGATTAACCGTATCATTCATTCCTGTAATAGATGTTATTCCAATAATTTTGTTATAATCAATACTACCAAAAGCACATTGTGATTGGGAATCTCGTGTTCCATATTTTGCTAAAAATAAATTGGAAACATGACAACGCATATCATAAGTCTGTAAAATAAGTTTTCTTGATAAAGCATTTGACTGAGATGCATCAAATGTCATATTATTTACAGGGATAGAAGATTTTGCAGTACTTTGGTAAATTGCCATAGAATTTAATGTTGTTTCGTAAGCTGCCAATAAAAATGGCTCAACTTTAACCCATTCAGGTTCTATATCATAAATGCTTGTTGATGTTGTTAAAACTACTTTTTCAAATGGAATAGTATTATTCTCTAAAGTAAAGTAAATCCATTCTGAACCTTCAGGAACGTCAAGAACGTAATACATTCCATTTGTGAACGTAACATCTTCCTTCGGAATAATAATACTTTTTAAAAATTTACCTTCAGCATTTGTTATCATTACGATAACCTCTCTTGATGAAATGATTTCGGATTTCATCATTGGGAATCTAACTTGTTTAAATCCTTTAATTTTTACACCATAACTATTGTAATCATCAGATGAAGTTACTAAAGATTCTTCAATTGTTTGTGCTAATGTTACAACCTTACCTTTATAGTATTTTAATTCAACTGGTGCATTTGCAATAGCTTCTGGAGTTAAAAATGAACTTTGTCCTATGGAATGTGTGATGGCATCTTTATCATCTGGTTGTGGTTTCTCGGCATTGTTACTATACAAATGATACTTTTTTTCATTTTTCTTATCATTAACTCCTTTTTTCCAATAACCAGGCTCGTAAATAAAAACATCTCCTGATTCTCCAGTTTTAATGTCTGCAACTGTACCATCAGCATACTTATTAAAATCTGCATCTGAAAGTTTTGTAATTGACATAACACCTTCAGTAGCTTGTTTTCCTAAGCATGCAAATCGTTTATCAAGAATAGACTTAAAATGTCCTGAAGGCACATAAGCATTTCCAAATTTATAACCTGTACTATTATCAAGATTTGAAACGTTTTTCGGATCACTAACAGTATCATCAAACTCAATTACACTATATTCTGGTTGAACAATCAATAACTCTGGAAATGTTGATTTATAATTTTCAAATGTTACGTCATCTAAATATTGTGTCAAATGATATGTTCCACTCAAACGTGGTGTTGATACAGTATTACCTAATGAATCTAAACCTCCAAGATTTTTAAATTTATCTAAAAAGTCTGGTTTTCCAGATTTATTAATACCTGTGATTCGAATATTCTCAATTGTACCAAGTGTATCAAATAATAATTCCCAATCAATCAACGGACATGCAGAAACTGATAAGTTTTTTACAGAATTACCATCTGGAAATTGAATATTCTCATTTGTCAACATTGCTAACCCTTCTAATTTTAAAGTTTGTAACGCATTTGGCAATACCATTTTATTTATCTGTGAACCAGATGGTAAATTGATAGTTCCTAACTTATCGCAACCTTGTGCAATTACTTCTTTTAATGATGTACATGCACTAAGATTTAACGATGGTAAATTGAAATAATTTGTTACATCTATTTTTGATAATAAAGGAAACTTTGTTCCGATTACTAATTCAGATAAACCATATCTTTTTGCTGGATGACCTAAAATTAATGTCTCCAAACTTTCAAGATTTGGAAACGTAAGATCGGTAAAACCACCCCATAATGATAAATCTAATTTCTTGAAATATTTTCCACCAAATAAGTGAAAGATCGTACCAACATTTGCAACTTGATTATATGTATATGTCCATTCAGTATCCTTTGTAACATAATCACTAATCATTGAAGTTGATTCGCGTCTTAGTTCAACGTAGTAATCTTTAGTAAGAACCACACCAACTTTAGCACCAGCATCTGAAATCCCTTTCCATGTGATGTCGGTTAATGTGTATTCACCAGTACCATAACGTGCATCAAATAAGTCAAGTCTATTTTCTAACCACCATTTACGGTGTGACATTCGTGATCCTTGCATCGATTCCAAATAAGAATACTTAGTGTTTACCATATTTCCATTGGAAACAATATCAACACCGATTGTCTTTGGTTCAATATATTTATGTTGAGCATCTAAATTATAGATTCTTTCTGCAAATTTTTCTGATTGATCTTTATTAAAATAATTAAATAATCTATCATTAGTTAAATAACTTCTGATTGACTTATAAGCATCACGAATTTCATCTTTGAATTGAGTTTCTAAATTGTTCCATAATACAGAATCATGCCCCATGTATGCGTAAACATTTGTACCAGATGAAGCTGTTAATTCTGGATCTAATGTTTGTCTATTAAGTTCCCAATCATATTTAAGACGACCATCATTTCGAACCCCTAAAATTGTATCATTATCATAGAAAATGTAATAAGCAAGCATTTTGTCTTTATCTGGTGAATACCAAAATGCCAACATTGCATTTTTAACCATCTGATCGACTGCACCCATTAGTTGAGTAAATGCAAAATATTTACACAGATGTTGAACATCTGCATAATTCTCTAATTCATTTTTAAATTTTGTTGGATTATCCTTGGTCGATTTTACCCATGAAACCCAGTTAGACAACAATAATGGTTTTCCTAATGTTCCAGAATCATAATCATCTTGTACATCAGGGAAACGCGCTTCAAATACCTTTGCCCATTCTGGCTTTCCTAATTCATCACGAGAATCAAAATTATCATCTAAATATTTTCCCATAGGAAAATCATTGTTTAAAAATTCCCAGCATTCAGTTGGATTATTTCCTTCAAATTTTTCAGTCACCCATGATTGATTATGATAACCATCAACATCTGTAAATCCAAATACCTTTTCTGTTGATTTATCGTTATTCAGATTAAATTTTCCTAAAAAGATAGGTTTATCATTAACCGTATTTCTATAAAACAAATAACATGGTTCACCGTCTACTGTTGTACGAACATCATAAATTGATGTTGAATATTTTTGTGCAGGTGTAGGTGATGATGTTTGAATTAACGTATCATTTACCATACGAGCCATACCAGTATTGTGTGAACTTGATGATTCTGCAAAATCTGCCTTTAAACACCATACATTTACTGGTGCTGGTAATTTTCCGTAAGAATTCACACCCTTAAATGACCATGCAGGTTTTGCACTTTCAATCAATGTTCCACCATTACCAAATTCATCCACTTCTGTATAAACTTTTCCGAAAAGTTTAGAATCATTTGCAGAACGAAAATAGAAACGATAATTTTTAATTGGATAGGCAAGTGATGAAGTCCCTTGTAAACGAATACAACCTCCAGTACATTTCATATTTAAAGATTTGTCAGAACCTTTTTTGATATGTAGAATTTCATCAACATCATAACGTGGATCTTTATCATTAATAGCAGCAGCATATTTGACAGTAGACATTCCGTTAGCTTGTTCACCAGTTATAATAACATAACGTACACCATTAGGTAATGATTCAATTGTAACTTCACCTTCTGAATCTACAATTGCATTCTCTTTAAATTTAGTAACAATTTCATTAACTGTTGATAAGTCTAATATATATGTATTTAATACTTGATCATGTGTTAAATAATTATTATAACATCTAGTGTTGTAAACATCTAAAATAGCGTTATCATTTCCTAGTGTTATGAATGCAGGTGCAACTGTTTGATAAATATTATCACCTGTCCCACGTTGAACACCTCCAGATAAAACTCCATCAATATATAAGAATACCATATCAGTGTTTACTTTTTCGTAATCTGAAGAATTTGATAATGCAGTTGGCATAGATACAAAGGCAATGTTATATTCTTGGCCAGAACTAAATTTCATTGCAACTTCAGACTTACCTCCAGTTATTAGTTTTGCTTCTTCTGGTGTGATAACAAAACCAACCCCACCTGACATACAGGTAATTAATGGTTTTGTAGAATCAGTAACTTTAGAAACTTTTATTTTTGTTTGAAAAGTAAATGCATTTCGTGTTGAAGTATTATCAACAAATAAAGGTGCATAGTTAATTACTGCTTTTCCTCCATTCATTAAACGTAATGCATTATCTAACCAACCATCACCTTCGAACTGTATTCCAGTTAAAGTAGTTGTAATCCCTTTATTTTTCCATTCATTACGATTAATATCTGAATTAGTTCTTCCTTTAGCTGATAATTTAAAAACAATATTATCAGTTGGTTCTTCAAGAACTACATTAGACTTTAATACATCAACTGTAAAAGAATAAGTTGAATCATTCATCGAAATTGTTGCTGGTAAAATTCCAGTTGTTATACTTTGACCAGTTGCAACACGTTGCATGAATGCAGATGTTATATTGGAGATTGTTTCAGAACCTACAACTACTTTTATAACATTTTGATTACTTGTTGGATTAAAACCAGCATAGTTGATTTTATAATCTTCAAATTGCTTAGTAACTAAAACAGGTCTTTGACCAGTTGGAATTATTCTACCATCACCATAATCAAAACGTGTAGCTATAATTGGTGTTGTCTTATTATTTTCGATAATTGCAACATCAAAATAAATTGAATTAGATAATAGTTTTATATTATTTGTTACTTCTAATTCTGCAACTAACTGTAATGAATGTGCACCATGAGATAAGCTTGTTGTAGGAACAATAAAAGATCCATTTGCATTTGAAGCTGTTAAAGTTCTATTCTCAATTTCAACTCCATTTAGAAGTAAACGTAAAGCTTTAGCACCAGAACCAGCCAAATTAAAAGGTACAGTAATATTTGAACCTTTATTAAATGTTTGTGCAAAATCAAATGATGAAGTTAAACGGAGTGTAACAACTTGAATTCTCCATGCAATTGTTGAAACTTGAACAGTTTCGCCATTATCAACTTCAACGCGAACTTTCACATTATTTGAACCGACTAACAATTCATTAGTAACATCAAGTTCAAAGTTTGTATCAGGTTGTAAAGCTTGTACAAATGATTTTGTTGTTGCACCTGAACTGATGGTGATTGTAGCTGTACCATTTAAACCAGTTGACACCGCTGTCGCTGTATCTTGATGATCAAAATAGTATTTTAATTTTACTTCATCGCCAGCTTTAACAGTTGGATTATCTGTTAATTTGGTAAGAACAATTCGAGTTGTCGAAGTTTCTCCACTTCCTCCACCTCCAGAAAATTCATCTGTTGTTGAAAGAACTTCTCCATTTTCATCAACCAAAGAAATTGAATACACTTCTTGCCCTTCTTCTCCAGAAGTATTCAATTGTAGTGATGCTCCATATTTTGATGCCAGCTGAGAAAATTGTGCTGCTACAGCTTGAGAAGAAACAGCATTTGTTGATAATGGGTCAAGCGTTTGTTCTACAACATTGTCTACTTCAATATCAACTTGACCAGCACCATTTGGTAACATTTCAACACCGTTAACTGTTATAGATTGGATTGGTGCATCAGGTAAATCTATACGACCAGTGCTTGTTGGTGTAACTTCTTTGTTATTTACATAAATCGATTGTATTGGTGCATCTGGAATTGAAATCGAAACTTTCCCATCGACTGGTGCAACATTAGAACCGTTAACATCAATAGATTGAATTGGTGCATCTGGAATTGAAATTGATACGTTACCTTGTACTGGTTCTATATTAATTCCGTTAACGTCGATTGTTTGAATAGGAATCTGCGGAACTGTTATCGTTACATTTCCATCAACTGGTGGTATATTTTGACCGTTGATGTCAATAGATTGAATTGGAGCTGTAATAGGTTCATAGTTACCTTTATTATTTAAGAATTTACTTCCATCTCCTGTTATAACAATTTTATCTACTTTATTTTTATGTTCATCAGTAAAGTCATTTGTAGAAAGACTTTTCCCTGTAATTTTATCTACTTTATTTTTTACAGTTACTAATTGTTTTTTTTCTTCATCAGTAAAGTCATTCGTAGACAAACCTTTCCCTTCAATTTTGTCGACTTTATTAGGTAAATCAGTTTCTTTTATTTCTTTAATTAGATTACGAATACTTGAATCGTCATAATTAACAGTAAAAACAACAGAAGCTACAGACCAAATGTTATTCTTTTTCAATAATTTAACATCATATCCTTCAGGTATATTGTTTAACGGAAAGCCTGTTACAATTTGTAATGCAGGACTAAATTGATAACTACCTGTACCAATTGCTCGATAAACACTATCATTAGGCAATTGAGATAATTGAGACGCTGTAAAATCAGGTGTTATAGATGTATGAGAAACACCTTCTTGAAAATTTTCAATTGCTTGTTCTATTGCATCATAAGCCTCAGCATTTTGTTCTCGTATTTTCTCGGCAGAAACATTTTTCGGATGATCAGTTAAGAATCTGTCTTGATTATTTTTTTTTAATTTTTCAAACATATATTTAGTTTTAAAAGAATTCAAATGAAAATTCATCGGAGAAATCCGATTCGCGATAAGGAGGAATAGATCCTGTGTATTCGAAGAAAATCATGTTAGAAGATAATTTCATTTGCACGCCAGAATTATCTTCTTCAACTTTTCCAGTTGTTAAATTGAACGAAGCAAAAGCAGGAGACAGCGTATTTCCAACAATCCACATTCGTCCATTCGCATCCCTCAAAATATAAATACCAGGATATCGTGAAACTTTTCTAGATAAACCTATTCGAGAACCTTTCAATCCTAATACATAAAGGTTGACAGAGGTTTTGCTCGAAGTCTCCGAAACATCACCTGTCAATTCATTCTGATCAACAAGAGCATTTATTTTTTCAAAGGATCTGCGATTCTTACAGGTAATATTTTCCTTGATAGTTCCGGCACTTTCAAATGTTCCCTCGAGGCGAGGAATTGCAAACGGAGTCACATGGACTGCAGGACAATAGAATATTTCACATTCTTGTAGTCCTGCATAATAATCTTCATAGCAATCATCAACAGCATCATGCCAATGTCTGTCTTCAAATTCTTCGAAAAGATTTTTATCCATGATTAAAATCGACTAATACGTTTGTTTAAAACTGCTAAATATTTATCCATGTGAAAAAACTGTTCTTTCAGAGCTAATTGCTCGATCTCTGGTAAATCTTTAAAGATTTGATTACCAAAAATAAAATTAGACAGCTTAATATATTTAACCTCCAATTCATCACGTTCTTCAAATACTCGTTGTTGATGTGGAGGAAAATCGGAGTAATAACTTTCCTCGATGTCATTTTCTTTTTCTCCTTCTCTTTCTTTAACGAAAATTTCCATCCTACATAGAAACCCATAACCTAAAAACACTCCTAAAGCGATGCTACTTTTTACACTATAAACAGCCGTAACAAAGTCTGGATAATTATAATAAATGGATTCGTAAACTTTGAATTGGGAGAAAAAAAAGTTTAACGCTAATAAGATTAAAATAATAAGACTAACCCAAGAGGTTTTTTTGATAAAACTTTTCATAAAATATTTTTTAATTAATAAATTCTAAATTCAGATTTTAGATAAAAAATAGAAAGGACAACATTTTATGGCAGATATAAACCGCTATCCATAAACAAAATACTTGAGCCATCAACTTCTCTTTTTACATAACATGGCAGCTTAACGATTTCATCCATTGCAGAATTCAAATAAAAATCAGCAAGTTCGGTTCTGGCGAGTTTCAATCGTTCTAATCTTACATCCGAAACCGTTTCCAACTTTTCCCAGGGCATAAGTTCTATTTTCATAATAGCACCATTATTTTCTAATTTGAAAATCCCAGAATCACAAATAGAAGCTATTGCATAATTAACAGCTGCTGCATTAATATTTTTCTTTAATTCTTTCGTTAAGTCATTTGAGTTAAAGCATTCATTCATAACTGATTGAATTTTTAAAATCTGTGCATCTTTAAGGAAAGGTTTAATCGCTTGAAACGTAGTATAACTCCCATTTAAAGAAAAGTATTCTTCAAATTCTTCAAGTGTTTGAATCATTAAATCAGCGTACTTATCTCGATATGGAGATTTAGTCCACAATGGAAATTTATCTGGAGAAGAATCGAGTAGGACCAGTAAGTCATTTAACTCTTCATTCGACATTCTGATCAGATCACGATTCAAATCTTTTGATTCGTACCATTCAGCTTTATCAGAATTTGAAGTATTTTGACGTCGCACACCTATGTTTCCCACCTTAACATTTAAGGTATTAAGAGAAAGAGAAATCCCTTTGGTTGCAATAAAACCACAGATATAATTTCGTGCTTCATTCTCTTCTTCAGAATTTTTTGCAGGATCTAGAAATTTTTCAAAAAGAGCAGTTCCAATTACTTTTTTTAGTTCGCGTTCAGCTCGAACCAAATAAGGTTCTATGCGATAAAAATCCAAGTCAGCCTCTGTCTGAACAAACTTGTTTAATTCTTGTGTTGTTGAGATGTATTTCATTTTAAGTCACATTTAAATCTTTTCTATAAACAGCTACTTTTGCCCAATCTGGAAGTTTATATTCTTGACCTTGTTGAATATATTCTACTCTAGAAGTTTCTTTTCTTTCCAAAGTTTCATCATTATACCAAAAAGTTATTTCTTGATATTTTAATTCATAGAATCTATTATTTCTATGATAAAATGTTGTTGTATTTTCTATTTTCCAAGCCATTATGATGGAGTTGTTTCGGTTGCACCAGAAGTTTCTTTGTCAAGTGTTGTCAGAACTACGTTTGCGAAAGCACCAACAAGATTGTCGCCCCACTTATTCCAATCTCGAATTAAATAAAATGGTAAGAGCGAAATTTGTCGATTGATCACCATATTCGCACACAGTACTGTATAGCCTTCACGAATATCAGAACCGCTACGACCAGAATTATTAGAACCAGGAATCGCCACACCAACTATAGCCGGTGGAATACCTTTCGCAAAAAGTATCTCAGTATTTCCTGCAGAAGCATCTGGAAGCATTGCACCTTCTTTTATTTTATTTTCAATAGGTTCGATGATGATTGTTTTTTCTTCTTTACCATCAGCACCTTTTACCATCGGAACCATAAGAGATCGTCCCGCAGCTTCTTTACCTTTTAAGTGTTTATCAAAAGCAGTTACAACTTCAAGTGTTTTATTTTTTCGCTCCTCTGGAGTAAACTTATCCCACACATTTTCTCGACTTGGAGTTTGCCCAAATTTTTGAATAAAATATTTTTCAGAAATATGAACTAAATATTGGAAGTTTAATGCTTGTTCTGCAATTCGTTTTTTTACTTCCGGAACAGACAAAATAATATCTGCCCACCCGTTAAGAAGCGGTGCGTGCCACATTGGTTTATTATAATAAATAACTCCATTCTTGACGTAATGGAAAGGAATTATAAATTTTCGAAATCCTTTTTGTTTACAGTATTCTTTTATATCTTCAAAATAGTCATATTGAGAGAAACAAGGAACTTTTGAAGTGTATTTTTCGTTGTAATTCGACCAGTCTGGATTAAGGTAAACGTTTTCAATTTTACCTGTGCTTTCGTTCATTACTTCGAAGCGACAAAAACTTGGATCGTGTCTTTTTATAAGATTGACATCCTCATAATTATTTAAAAGACAAAATTCAACAAAACCTAAATCGTGGATTTCTAAGTCGTTAATAAACTCAGAATAAAACAAATTGATGTTATTTCGTTTATCAAATTCGTTTAATTTCGGAATAGCTCGAAATGGTTTTTTTATCAAATTTCCTTCATCATCTTCCTCGTAAATCGAAAGACCTGTTCCGAAATGCGCAGCAGTTGCAACTTGCACAGCTTTACCCGCAACACCTATTTTTGAAATCAGATCTAAAACTTTTTTAGGACCAGAATTATTTGCACCCCAAGAAACTACTTCAGAAGTTTTTGTTTTTTGGGTGTCAATTTCGCTTTTATTAACTTTGATTAATGTCGATTGCTCTTCGTTTTTAGAGCTTTTTGATGAAGCAGAATAATTTTCGATATAAAAAGCAGCGCTTTCTCCAACGAATATTCCATCAGATAATTCCTTTATCATTAGTAAATTACTTTTTGTCCGTTAAACATTCGAATGAATAAGATGTTAATCTTTATTTTTCTCCCTTCAGTAGTTTCAATATTTCGCGTTCGATTCTCGTAATGATTTGGCGATTTTCTGAATTTATTTTTTTGCATTGCTTTTTCTTCTAAAGTCAATTTTCGCCCTGGAGAAGTCGAAACTAATTTTTTAGCATCTCGGTAAAAATTCAATTTTCCACCTTCTTTATTGTTTCGATTAAAAGTGAATACTTCAATATCGAATCGCATAGGTTCGCCATTCGTATAAGTTGAGTCTATTTGCTCGAGTACATCTTTGAGAAAAATTTGATTTTCCATAAAACAAATATTAAAAAGCATTCATTTTTTAGAAAGGACACAAAAAAAAGCATCATTTTACAGGGTGTTTTCTCAAATTTATTTCACTATATATTTAGTAGTCAAATAGTTGATTTTAAAAATGATATAATTTTTTCTCAAATATGACTACTCACCACGCCACGACCTAAGGATTTTTTACACTTTCCTTTTTTTGAAAAAACAGCCTAATATGAAAAACCCTCTAAAACAGAGGGTTTAGAAGGTTTTTAGAAAAAAAACAATAAAATTATATTACAATGGAATGAAAAAGGATGAAGTACTCTCTTCAGAGATCATGTCAGCATATTTCCAATACAAATGATAATCAACAGTATCACTCAAGTGTGTTGCGTGCTCTGGAAGAGTAGTGCTCTCACGTTCAGAACTCTTGTCTTTTGCGTAACCAGAGTTACGTTTGATCTCCGTTTCAGCTCCTTCAATTGATATCACAGTATTCGGACAGTTATCCTTATTTATTAGAATTTGTGGAAGTCTCGGATCACTTCCTTTAAGTAAGTAGTTTAACACTGTAAACTTTGCTTCATGGAATGGATTATTCGAACGTGGTGTCATATTGTTGACTATCCATCCAAGACTAATCAATTGCGCAACTATCTTATCAGCAATCAACTTATTGTTCTTGTCACGTTCTTTGAACGCCTGTGCATCGTGACGCAAGATAACATTACGCACGCGGTTCTTATGATCAGAATAATAGAGATCAAACTCCTTTACTAGATCTTCATAATCCTTTGGACGCTTGACAACGAACTCTTTGATACAACGCTCTATATTGTTCTCGTAGTCCTTTTGCCACACCGTCATTGAGTTGATGCCTTCTCCTGGATCTATCGATATCTCTAACTGTTGATACCATTTAAGATCTTTATCCTGTCGACAGTTGTCATGTTGTTTAACTTTGTAATCAGTACCGATATCCTCCAACAAATAATCCAAATCACTTGCATTGCCATACGTATGTATATCTTGAGACCATTGCATGTAGAACCCGTTAAGAACTGATGGTGGCTCTATATTTAATATCTCTGCTTCATAATGAATTACACTTGATGCGTTCGCTTTCATGCGACCAAACCAGTTCTTAGATAAGTTCTTGATGTTTACTGTAGCAGGAGCTCTCAAGAAAGTGGATATCCCTTTATATTCTGGGTTAGTTTTATACACGTTCTCCATCTCAAGAAGCCACTTTCCTTTTTTCGTCAATGGCATAGACGAGGCGAATATCTCAGCATTAAGAAGTGAACACTTTTCAAAGAAAGACTTCTTAGCACGATTGGTTGTTTGAACGTTAAGGAATAATCGCTCTTTGTTCAACAACGCAGCTTCATCGCCAATTACCCAATAAGAGTTAATTCCACGACCTGCATCGGGCATATCCAAAGACACCAAGATAACAATTGTTCCATTACGAAAATGAATAACATTATTCCAACGCTCTGGACTTTGGAAAGGCAATTCATAGCCTGGTCCTTTCTTTCCTACAACGTAATCAATCCCTTCGTAAATACCGAACATCTCAAGACCTTCTTTGGTTGAAGGCAACGTTCTCGAAAGAATTTGTTGATACGTTTCTCCTACAAGTATCCCTGTGCTTCGAGGCATAGCTCGAACACAGGACATCATATCCCAACCAAGAACAGTAGACTTTCCGCCACCACGCGCTACGAGATAAGTTTTGTTTTTAATACCTAGCTTAGTAGCCAGAACAGCAGCGGCTTGAAAAGGATTAAGTTCGGTGACTACTTTTGTTTTAATCCTTGTCTCCATCTACCTTCTTTGTTTCAATCACTTCAAAATCTATATCTTGAAACTTTGCTTTTGCAAAATCAAATCCTCCACCTATAAGCGCATCGGACATTAATTTTTGTAATTGACGATCTAATTTCAAGTGGAATTCATGCGCCTCGATCTTTTTAGGATCAACTTCGTTTTCACTAATATTTGGTAAAGTTTCTTTATATTTATCTAAGACTGCACGAGCATTATTCCAATCGCGATCTTTGATTAATTGTTGATACAGAAACATATATTCTTCGCGAACAAACATCATTTCAGCAACGGTATTCACTTCGTCTATCTCACCAAAAAGATTAGACATCATCGTGTAATCTCGATAGGCAGTTGCTTGACTTACATCGTAATCATCCACGATTTTTTTCAAGACCTGTTGTTTCGAATATTTGTTTCGCATTCGTAGAGAACACATCAAAACAACTCTATCCAGACGAGCTTTTTCAGCATCTGAAATAGGATTATTTTCGGGCTCTAAATAGTGCGCTCGTAAACGTTGAAAAGTATTGTCTTTATTGAATTTTACGATATCTGACATTGAACTATTTTTATTCAAATTCAAACATCGAGAAAGAAGAGAGGTTTAGAAAGGACACAAAAAAAACCGCTTAGTATAGCGGTTCTGGTGTATTTTTTTTCGGTTTTATTAAAAACCTAAAACCTTTGAAATCGTAAATTTCACTAGCTAAAAAAGGTTTTCGAACATAATATTTTAGATCGTAAGCTGTATTGGATAAAAAACTCGGACAATCTAAAACATGATAATCAGTGAATGTTCGTCCTTTATGTTGATTAGGTTCATAGATCTGAATAAATGCAGGCTTTAGAAAATCAGGATAACCTTCAATAAATTCATCATACATTCTTCTTGAATAACTCACTACAGCTATCGTTTTTGGTTGTATATCAAAATCATTTTTGAAATGATGATAAGCAAAAGCATCTGCCATGTCTGGAGTTTCGTCATCCAACCAAGTAACACCTTCTTTTAATCCAGTTTCTTTATCGTAATAATTTTTTCCAACCATTATTATTTCTTTTCCTGGTTTAGCAAGAAAATCAATTAATTCTTTAGAAAACTCATTAGATGGAGTAAACTTTATTCTTGGATATCGAGGAATCCAATGTTCTGAAGATTCAACAGGTTTTGGAGTTAATAAATCATCCATTTCATTAGGAAATACCTGCCAAAAAGGAGGAGGATAAGAACCACGTCCATACATTGCCATTGATATCTTTTTAGTTTCAGAAGCTGTAGCAATAGCTACTATTGAATTCCACACTGTTAATGGACACTTGTTTTTCAATTTCTTTTTTAATAATCGCTTTCCTCTCGTATCTTTTTGGTGGAACTTTCGTAAACTAAAACTATAATTAAAAACATAACGATCTAATTTTTTAGAAAGTCTTAATTTATCAGGAACAACAGGAAGTGAATTTTTTTTCAAATGTTTATTTAATTGTCTCCAATGTTTGATATCAGAACTTTTTATTTCCATAGTAAACTTTGTTTACACAAATATAAACAAAGTTGATATTAAGCAGGTTCTTATTTTTCTTTAATCAGTAGCTTATTATTACCTTAGACATGGTGTCTTAGACAGAAAAAGCCTTGCAAATTGCAAGGCTTTTTAATGTATAATTAATTCGGAAAACAAAAGTTTTTTATTTTATTTAGTCAATATTGAAATGTGACCTAATTTATTCAAATCTTCAAAAAATTCTTTTTCAGAAGTTGCACGTATATCTTCATTATTTGCAATAACAGCACGCTTTGCGTAAGCCTTCATATAGCCTTCGTTTGTTTCGTAAAAATCTTTTGAATCGTTACGCATCCAATCAACGAACTCCACGTCTGTTTTTATTTCTATTATTTGATCGTTGTCGTTAAATTTTACTTTCATAAAGCAAACGTAAGGATTTAATTCGAAATCCTTACGTTTTGACCTTGCTTTATATTGCAAGGTCGATACGTCTATCTGAAACATAATCCTGTAGGCTTTCGTTTAAGAAATCATTTAGTTGAGTAGCGCTTCTATTTTGTTTCGAAAATTCTACTAAACGTCCGCAAATCAAAATCCAATTTTTTATTTTTGAATACGTTGTTGTTCCGCTGTGTTGTCTAAATTCAACCGTTCCGTATCGTTGGTAACTTTGAAAATTTAATTTTAAATATCTCGTGTTGAAAATATTTTGTATTTCTGAAATACTATTTGCGCTTTCCAAACGGCTTTCGAAGTTATTTATACTTTCAAGACTTCTGCAAAATCCGTTATTATTTTCGCGTCTGGAAAGCGGTACGATATCGTCAAATCCGTATTCCGTTGCTAAATGATTTTTAAAAAGCGTTTTGAAATTTTCTAAAGAAAAATCTTGTACACCAAAGTGTAAGTGAAAACCGCAAGAGGCATTTACTTTTGCACCCGCTTTTCTTAAAGCTTTGCAAACTTTTTGTATTTGTTCCAAGCCTTCGTGTCCTCTAAGAACAGGACTTACTATTTCGTTTCCGTTACCTCCTTCGATAGAACCGTCTCTAACGATTTTCCAATGGTTACGAGTATTGTGGTTATATCCTTCGTTTTCTATTGAAATACCTAAAGAGCGTACTTCTCTTAAAATTTTATCGGCTGTTGTTCCGTAAGTCTCAAGCTCTATTCCAAATGTTCTTGTTAAGGCATATTCGAAAGGCAAGTTGATAATATTTGCCGTTTGTTGTTCAAACCATTTTTTCCAAATGTTGTAAGCAAAACCGTAGTTTCCGTTGGTTACGTACTCAGCTACTTGCGTTCTTGTGTAGCCTAAGTCAAATAATTTTTTTGCTTTTTCTGTTTTGTTTAAGTTGCTGTTTAAAATTTCAGTAAGTGTCATAACTTGTTGTTTTCCTTTTAATTATACAGCTAAGTACGACCAATTAAAGAACTAATGCAAGTTATAACTTGTTTATTTTCAATTAAATAAGTTGATAAACATCACAAAAAAAAGTCCTACAAAAAGTAGGACTTTAACAAAAACATATATCTTAATATTTAGTTTTCCTTAACCTTAAGACACCATGCAAATTTACGTTAAAAACGTTTCATAATCAAGCTTTTTACCATTTAGTTTAACCTCGAATTCAAGATTATTGTCCTTCATATACTTAATCCAACGAGTAACATTTACATCGCAATATTTCGGATCTAACTCAATAACTCTAGCTTGTCTCCAAGTTTGTTCGCAAGCAATTAGAGTTGTTCCAGATCCACTAAATGAATCTCCCACGATATCACGTTGTTTTGATGAGTTCTTAATCTGATAAGAGAAGAGTTCAATTGGTTTCATCGTTGGATGTTCAGCATTTCGATTTGGACGATCAAACTCGAGAACAGTAGTTTGTTTTCGGTCCGAATACCACGAATGTGCTGCACCTTCTTTCCATCCGTACAAACAAGGTTCATGTCTCCAATGGTAATCCTGCCTTCCCATTACAAGAGAGTTTTTAACCCAAATAAGACATTGTGCTAATTTCCATCCTGCATCCTTCAGAGAGCTCCTAAAGTTAGCTCCTTCACTATCTGCGTGCCAAACATAAATCGGGCAACCTTCAGCCGCGTGAATAAATGATTCTTGGTAAAATAAATATAAAAACGTTTTAAAATCAGCATCTGACATCGAATCGTTTTCGATTTTCAATTTATCTTTTGTCGAGCCTTGATAATCGACATTGTACGGAGGATCTGTAATGATTAAATTAAATTTATCTTCTTGTAATAACGCTTGATAAGTTTCAGATTTCGTAGAATCTCCACAAATCAATCGATGCACAATGTTTTTTTGTTTTGAAATAAATTCATAAACATCACCTGCTTTTGTTTTTGGCTCTGGAGGAAGTTCTACTTCAAACTCTTGTTCTTGCTCAGGAGAGTCTACAAGACTGTCTGGTAATTCGAAATCATCAAGATTTAAACCTAAATCATTAAAATCAAAATCAGAGAAATGCTCGGCAAGCATATCAAGATCCCATTCTCCAACATTGATATTTGATCGTAAGTTGTATTCTTTCAACTCATTTTCAGTTAACGCACGATTAGGAACTCGAACATCGATATCTTCATCTCCACGACCTAATGCGAATAGAGCACAAATACGTTGATGTCCTGCGATGATTATATTATCAAGATTGATAACCGGAATCTCAACAAGATTAAATTTTTCTAAGGATAATTTTAGTTTCTGGAGTTTTTCATCAGTAATTGTTCTTGGATTGAATTCATAAGGCACAAGTTCTGAAACTTTACGCTTCTCATTGTACCATTCAAGTGGCGATAAAATTTGTTTATTCTTTTTCATTTATAAGATTTGATAATTTTTCAATGTCATTCAAGAACTGTTGTAGTTCTTTTTCTTTCTCCAGGATATTCAGTTCTTTTTTACCTCGTTTATTGATCGGTAAACTTGGAAGTTCAGCTTTCCAATCTTCAATCGTTTTTTTGCGCTTCCAAACCGATGTGTACTTATTTTGTCGAAGTTTACACAGTGCAGTATAACTAAGAGAGGAAAAATCTTCAGAAGATTCAAAAGGCAAAATTTGTCCATGATCTTCAAATTGTTTTAGAACTTTCCAGCACTTATCATTTTCCATGAAAAGATTGAATATTTTAAATTGAATTTTGAATGCTTCTTCCTGGTTATTTTCAATTTCATTTAATTGTACTTTTAACGAACAAGCCTCTAAAAATGTGGATATTCGTCGTTGGTAAACAGGATGCAAAGACGCGGGATAAAAAGAAATTGGTTTGGATTTTATTTCTTTTAATTTATCTGAAGGAGTTTCTTCAGATGGTATTTCTGGAATTGATTTTTGAACTTCAACAGATTTTAATTTGATTAATTCAGCCTTTAATTTTGATTGTAAATAAGGCGATGATCCTTTCTTTAAAAGTTGAATCAACACTTTATTTGAGCTTAATTTTTCTAACAGTATAACACCTTCCTGGTAATTACATCCGTTATTTATCCAATCCTGTATCATAGCTCAAAAATGAAATTATTATGATCAAGCAGAAAGGACAAAAAAACCGCCTATTTAGGCGGTTTAAAAGAAATAAAATGTAGTAAATAAAACACAAAAAAAAGAGAAAAATGTTTATGATTTAAGGAGCTGTTTTCGTCTTGTAGCAACGATAGCTTTACCTTCAGTTGAAGTAACTAATTTTGAAAGAATACTTACATCATTTTTTGATTTAGTATTAATCAATTTTAAAACTTCGTCTTCAGATAATTTTTCAAATAGAATTTCAGCTCCTTTTTTAAGTTTTAAGTAAGAAAATCCTCCTTTATATAACTCCACGCAGTTTTTTGGAATACCTAATCCAAGATTCACAATCGTACCGTCAGATAAACGGTACGATCTGATATCATTTTCATCAATAGAAAATAACTTTCTTGGATCTAAAGATTCATTTTCCATTAAGGAGCTGTAACAGCGTCAGCCATTGGTAATTCAGCCGTATAAAGACGTGGACCTTTATTAGCTATAATATTCAATGTTGCACCATTGTTATCTTCGTTCGTTTTACCTGTATCCAAATCGAAGTTTTCGAAGCGAGCTGGCTTCAACTTATCTCCAATTAACCAGGTATTACCATTTCCATCCGGAATCGCAAAAACCAAACGAGCGTTTTTATATTTTTCTTGGAAACCAACTAATTGCGCTTTGAATCCCGCAATAAAAGCTTCTAAGGTAGTTTGCACCTTCTTGTTTCCTTTATTCCCAACCAAGGCAGCTTTCAATCCGTTCAAGTCAACCTGTAATTTCATTTTTCCGAAACCTTTTCCTGTTTCCATAACAATTGGATCAGCAATTGTAACGTAAGAAGCGTGGTCTGTTGCTACAGTAGGAACGGGAATTGATTTGATATGTTCTGCAGGAGCGTAGTAAATTTCTTCTGCAATACCTGCATCAACATCTTCTTGAGGGCATAATCCGACATCTTCGACTACTTCATCCTCCCAACAATTTTTTTTAACTTCAGCCATAATGCTTATTTTATTAATTCAACAAAATTTGATCTACTCTTAACAAGCGCAGCCATCGCTTCAATATCTTGCGACCACTCAACTTTCGTTTTATTTTTTCCTTGAAAATTAAAACGCTCTGGAGCTTCTGAAGTCATGATATAACGATCACCGCTAGGCGTTACAAACACGACTTGACCTTCGTACTCATCAATACTTCCTAAAGGATTAACTCCAGATAATAAGTGTTGAGCTTGAGGAATAGCAGATAACTCATCTAAATCTGTTTGTAACAATTCAGCAGTTTCTTGCGATTCTTTAAGAGCAATTTTTAACTTTTCATTTTCAGCTGTCAATCTTTCAACTTCTGCTTTCAATGTTTCGTTCGACAACTCAACAGGAGATTTAACTACTTCTTTAGCAGTATCTTTTACGTTATCAACAACAGAAGCATCTACAGCTTCTGTTGTGTTATTTTTAGTTGATCTTCCCATATCATTAAGGTGTTACAGGTGCAACAGTTTCATGTGGATAGAAAAGCTCCATTTGCTTTTTCTTTGTACCATCAGCTAAAGTGATTTCAGCATCTCCTAAACCAAGAACAGAACCTGTAAAATCTGCTACACAAACAGCTTGATTCAACAATAAAGAATAACCACGCTCGAACTCACCGAACATTTTTACTTTGTAATCTTGAACTTGAACATCTGTAAAAACAGGATCATTATCTAAGATATCAATCAACTTCAACATGTTACCATCAACCGTTGCGAAAACAATATTATCTGGTAAATCATCATGTCCAATTAACTTACGCGTTCTTGATGGAGACTTCGCTGCGTTTCCTTCTTCGTAATTTGGAGAGTTCTTGTATTCCTGCTCGTAAGCTTCTGCGTACATCTCCAAAACGTTAGTAGATAAGTGGATTTCTTTGATTTTGGATTTGAAAAGTTTAGGAAACTTTCTTTCAAAATTCTTTAATACTGAAATAACATTCGCTTCAGTAATTACATCTGAAGGAATTTTATAAACAGGATTAGTTGTATTTGCTAAAGCAGTACGAATAATCTTAGCCCATCCATCCAAAGAGTAACCAAATTGACCAAATGCTTTAGCTTCATCACGATCACCTAAAATTGACAAGAAATCGATGTCATCAACAGCTTGTTCGATAACCCACTTCGTAATCATTTTAGTAATTTCTTTGTCCGTAGGTTTTTTATCCTCTTCGTAAGAATCAGCTAAAAGAGTTCCTAATACAGCAGCAGGAGTAAACTCGAAGTTGATTTTTTGACGATACGATTTATGTTCCATATCGCGAACAACAGCTTGACCTAACGCGTCCCATTCTGGTCTAAAACCTTGAACAACGTGTGTCATCAAAGCATGTAAGGTTTGGTAGACACCTTTAACTTTTGTGACTTTTTTACAGTAAGAGTCAATTCTTACTGATGTACTTTTGGCAAAATTTACATGATTAACTGCTTTATTTTGCACGACGTGTCGCTTTAATTCTTCAGCGACAACTGAAACTGAAATTGCCATATATTATAATTATTAAATTGAATCAAAAATTGAAGTTGATTTCTCTGAAGAGTCAGCTTCATCTTTCGTAACTTCTTCTTTTGTAGTTACGTTCGTTGGAGCAGCATCTCCACGATCTCCAAACTCAGCTACTTTTGCTGACAACTCTGCAATATTTGCAGATGCAGAACCTTTATCCTCTAAATTGCGATCTGTCATTTGTTTAGAGATTTCAGCCGTTAAAGTGTTTAATGAAGTTTCTGCTGTAGTTTTTGCAGTGTTAGCAGCTGTTAATTCTGCTTGAGCTGTAGCTAAATCTTCAGTTAATTGAGTGATTTTAGAAACATCACCACCTCCATTTGTAAGAGCAGCTTCTAATGAATCCAATTGTTCTTCTGTTAAAGAGAAATTTGCTTTAGCCTCTTTGTCAAAGAATCCTTTTTTTGTTTCGATTGCTGCAACTCCTAAAGCACTAGCTAAGGCAACATATTTAATTGATTGTGACATATTATTTTTGTTTAATGATTCAGATTCTGTAGTTGTAGATTCTTCATTATGATTATCGATTAAAGAGTATATTTTATCAATGGCTGTTTCCATTGTTCCAATCTCATCGATTAATCCTTGTTTTAATGCATCAGAAGAAATGCAGTATGAAATACCTGTAAAAACACTTTCATTTAATTGTGGTCTGTAAGTTTTGACCATTTTATGAAAGCGTTTGTTGATTGGATCTAAATCCAATTCGATAAAAGGTTTTGAATTGCCCTTTTTTAATTCTCTGAAAGTGTTATTCTTTTCAGTAGAAGCAGTTGCATATTCTTCAATAATTTTCCCACCTGCTTTTTCAATAATACCATCAACAATGACTCCTTTAGCCATTGTTCCAATAGATCCGATATCGTCGCAATATTCATTTGCGATGATATAATCGCAAGCAGAAGCTAACCAATAGGCAGCAGAACAGATCATTCCATCTGTATATGCTACAATAGGTTTTGAAAAAGATTTTATTTTCGATGCGAGTTCTGGAGTTCCAGAGCATTGACCACCACCGGAATCGAAATCACATAAAACACCAACAATGTTTTCAGATTTTTCCCATTCATCCAAATAAGCTCCCATAGTTTTAGTTCCCATAGGACCGCACCATTGCGAGTACTTTAAAATAGCTCCTTTGATAGGAAGAATTGCGATAGAACCAGGTTGTACTTCAAACTCTTCATCATCGTCTTCATCAAGATCATCGAAGTAAAATTCTTTTTTTACTGTAGAATAGAAGAAAGGCTTTGCGTTCTCAACTTTTACCGGATCATCTCCATTAATAATTCGAAGCAATGAAGGCATCAACTCATTTGCAGAATTGTCTGTTATCAACCATTTAGATGATAATAAACTATATAAATTAGTAATGCCTGTTTGATTTTTCTTCATAAAATATCATTGTGATTACACACATTTTGGTAATACAATGATATTTCGAAGTGTATCCTTTAGAAAGGACTTATTTTTTGACGCAAAGTTTTATATCTAGAGTCTCCAGATACAGAAATTGAAAGCCGAGAAGTATTTTCTTTAGATGTATATGTTAGTGGTTCTTCATGATTTCCTATAAAAAATCGATAAAGAGAAGTTTCAATTATCATCACAACTTTTTTATTTCGGTATTTTTCCACAGAAACGACGTCAGATAAATCTTGCATTTTCACAATGAAATTAAATGAATTGTCGTTGTAACTTCCCGAATCAGAGCGTTTAGTTTGACAATCTATTGCTGCATCATCCTCGATAGGGCGCACTACAAAACCTTCATAATTTCGACATTCTTCTAAAGTTGGAATACCTTGTCGATAAATAGTTTGAAATTGGAAATCCGTATGATTTACGAAAACTCCAAATCGAAGCACCTTACGTTCTAAATCATCTGGAAAATTGAGAATTTCTACGATCATTTTAGTCTATTTTTTGATGAAAATTGATGTTTTTGATACCTTAAAAAGTCCAAAGACTTTTTAAGGTATTTGTTTTATATTATTTATTTACATATCAGTAAGTTACGTAACTTACAAAGGACAAGATTTAATTTCGGCTATTTTTTTAGCCAAATTTGCTGTCGAATTTGGCGAATCTGCATTTTTTTTGCGCATAAAGTCTCTATAAAGCGATTCAGAATCAAGTTCTTCATCGGCAATTCCATAAACTTTTAAAAAATTACGAAGACTATATTTGTAATGATCTTTTCTGAAAAGTGAATCATGAAGAATAAATGAATAGCACTGTTCTCTAAAATATTTATCCAACAGGTCTCCCATGTATTTTAATTCTTTGTTTGTCACCGAAAAACCTTGCTTTTCAAAAATTTTCTGACCAAAACAAATCGTATAAAAATCGCTTTTTTCTGAAACTTTGATCTCCCAATCGATGTGGTTCTGATTCTTCTGAAGCATTGTCGACAGATAAACACCGATCGAGTCGGTTAAAGAAAGTTTATATTTTGGTCCATAAATGGCAGTTAAGTATTTTTTGATGTAAATAGGTACAGGAACGGGCAAAGTAAATAAGTTTTCCATTAAAAAAGTTGAGTTTATGTAAAGATACTTTAATTAAAAGTAAAAATAATTTACTTTTTCAATTTTCTAATACACATATTTTTTTAAAAAAAAAGTTCCACAGTTCCACAAAATAAATCAACACATTGATTTTGAGAAATTAAACAATGTTGAACTTTTATTTTTTCTGTTGAACCGCTTTAAAAATCCCGTAAAACTTGTGGAACCTTTTTTTTGAGTTCCACAAGTTCCACAAAATAAAATATTGATTTATTTAGATATTGTTTAATAAAGAGGGATTTTGTAAAGTTTGTTTGTCTTTTTTTTAAATATTAAAAATAAAAATATAATTATTTTACAATCTGTTAGGAATGTAATCAGAAAGTAGTATATATGGAATTTGTTTTTAATGGTTTATATTATATAATATATTGATAATTAAATATATATCTATAATTAAATATAATAATGTGGAACTGTTGAACTGTTGAACCGCTTGCATTTGCTTTTTACGGCTTTCGCTCTATTTTCTTAAATGTATTTTATTGCAAAAGGGGGTGCGGGGGAATTTCAACAAAAAATCCAACTCAGAAAAATTACTGAATTGGATTGAATGATATTCCTAGTTGAATAGTTTAACCAGGTGTTGAGATAAATGTGGGTTGGAGCGTGAAAATGCGTCGTGTTGAAAGATAAATGACGGTTGCAATGTGAATACTAGAACCGAAAATAAATGTGAAGAGGAGCGTTGAAAGCTCCTCTTTGATTAAACATTTTCTAATTCTTTGTTCATCGTTTTATTTTTTGATTAATTCTTCAAATGATACTGGTACATCTGTTTTATTTGGAATGCAGCACAGATCAAATTTTCCATTAGATAATTTGATAAGAAGTGTGTTTCCAAATCTCATTTCTCCATAGATATAACCAGGATCTAAATTTGTTTTACTCGCGACGATCTGCAGGAAATCATCTGAGTAATCTGTCAAGGCACAATATTTTCGAACACTCATACCAACGGAATTAATGTTAATGATTGTCCTCTTTGCCTTTTTAGATCATAACCTAATTTATTTGCTAAAGGTTTGATCTTAGTTGATAAATTAGTGTCTAGAACTCGAAGTTTGTAATAATCTGGATCCGTTTCATTTTCATCGTAGATAAAATTTAGTAAATCTATATAAGGAACAGGCTTTCCAATGTTTTCATATAATTTTTGAAAGATTCTTGCAGGTTTGATCGCTAATGAAACATTAAGCTCTTTCACGATTAGTCGATAAGCTTTATCTGTTCTTTTGCATTTTAAAAATTCAATTTTCATAGTGTTAAATATTTAATATTGTTTGTATTTCTGTTAATTCTTCCTGGTTATTCATTTTGTCCAGGAGTAAATAATCGATTCTATTTTTCATTTTAATGGAGTAATCTCCGATAGCTTCAAAATTTGGAGGAAAAGCATCGTCCATCATTTCCAAAATTTGTTGCTTATCAAATTGCTTATCCGGAAAGAAATGTCCGGAAAGTAATCTTGTTTTTTTGTCGTAAATCAGAAGTACTGTAGCTTCTGATTTACGTAGAGTTAGTCTAACTATGTGATGTTTCATTCGTAATAAATGTTGTTGAGTTTGCGCAAGCTCTCTGGAGTTATTTCAATAGTAAATATTTTTTCAATTTTAGGCATATCTCAAAATTTAAAATGGTAAATCATCATCGTCTCCATTTGAGAACTCACCGCTTACAGATGGAGGTAAATCTGTTGGAGCAGGAGGAGTGTTCGTATTTTTGGCAGAGCTTAGAAATGTAAAATCAGTTACAATACACTCTAGAACAGCAATTGCATTTCCACTTTTATCGATATAGGCACGCGCGCTTGATCTTCCTTCAACTCTTATTTGAGTGCCTTTTTTTAAATATTCAGCAATTGCAGATTTTGGTGCATACCGAATGCACTCAAACCAGGTTGTACGTTCTTGTTTATTTCCTTCAGTATCTTTCCATCTTTCTGAAGTAGCTAAAGGGAATGATATTGCGAATTTTCCGTCTGGGAACTGATGTACTTTAGCATCTGCTCCGATATTCCCGATTAATTCTAATTTTTGTAAACTCAT